GATACGCAGAGGCTCGATATTTACCCAGGCATAGTTAAAAATATGGGCAAGACATTGAGACATTGACGTTTTTTCCCATTTTCTTATTCTTCCTGGGAGTGCTTAAAGGTTGTAATATCGCTCAATTTTTCCAATGCGTGCAGTAGTTCAACGTTGATGATTTCTGACACATTGCGTTCATCGGTTTCCGCCGCCAGAATCGCGGAAATCCGCGCCGGGATGCTCAAGATCGTATCCCGCACATGTCGCCCAGCGGTAAAAGCGGCATTTTTGACATCAGCGACAAGACAGGTTTGTCCTTCCTCGGCCATGCGTTTAAGGCGTTTCAATGCAAGGTCTTCTTCGAGCGTTTTAATTTCGAGTTCCATTTTTTCAGATTGCAAAAATCTGCTTCCGTCATGTTTACGTCGGCCCGTGGCGGCCATCTTCAAAAATGTCATGGCATAACGATCAACAACCTTTTGGCTATACTTCCCCGTTGCATCGGGTATTATCTTCCCTTCTTTGTTGTGGCGGTATAAACTAGGCCGCGAAAGCTTAAAGCCCTGGTGCTGAAGATATCTTAAAACATCCGCCAGATTATAGAAAAGATAGTCAGCTGCCGACTGGTTGTCTCCCTGTAGCGTGGTTTGTTCCCCTGGAATTGATTCTGTTTTATTCATCGGTTTCCCCTGTGACTTTCTTGGTCAAGTCGAACCTGAAATATTCCCCGGCTTCACTGGTCAGGAATTCCTTTAAAGCGCCCGCCGTTATTGCATCGCTGGTTACAAAACTGATTATTTTTTCCGCCTTGTCACGGAAAAACTTTTCCATAGCTGTCTGGAAAAGATGTGCTGTTTCGTCAGATGAGGGGGTTTTCATATCAATGCATTTCAGGTTTTTCCGGGCATATTTTTCAACTGAAAGGATCTCAAATCGTCCCTTAGAATTGCGCTTTAATTTTCGTTCGGTAATGTGCCGGTAAAGGGTTTGCCTTGGTGCTAACCAGCCCCGTGAAGACAGGTAAATACTTACGGCTTTAATATCTGTGAGCGTGTTTTCCGCATCGCCCCTGCCGTCGGGGTGCGGTTCTTTCTCTTCGGAAGACAAGTGATCCCAGTATGGTTCAAAGAGGCGTTGCAAGTTTCTTTTGGCATATAGATTGACCGCGCGCGCCTCAAAAACATCTTCTTTATTTCGGCACAATTTCCCCTCTTTAACGTGACGGTAAATGGAATTCCTTGAAGCCTTCCAGCCCCGTGCGCCCAAGTAAGCCAGCACATCTTTTATGTCCTTAAAAAATTCAATCGTTTTTTCTTCACTCATCGAAACACCTCCACAATTAATTGATAGACTCCGAAAGTCCCGCCTCGATCCATGCCCTGATATTCAAACCGCGTTGCCAGGCGTCCGACGGATCTTTGCCGACGGGCACGGGCCAGCGGATTACTTTCTGTCCATACGTTTCCGGCCAAAATTTCCAGGCATAACGAGCACCCGCTTCGTCAGCGTCCAATGCGTTCAGAATCAGCGAAGCCCCCGATAAAAGCGCGTGCGCGTTTTGATCCGGTTTCATGCCCGCAGCGCCCATTGCCATGACGCCAGCCAGATCCCCGGCTTCTTGACGGCAAAGCCAGGCGTCAAGTTCTGATTCAACGATGATGAAAATATTATTTTCTGACTCTAAAATCATGGGGTTCATTGCCGATCCGCCCACGATCACATAGCGAGGACCGTCGCCCGGATCGACGCGCCTGATCCGCAAGCGCGTCACGCCTTCATTTTGGCTTTGCGCTTTCTGTCCTGGAAGAGGGGCAAGGGGAATAACCAGCCCCGCCGGAATCCACAAAAGTTTCGGTTTTCCGTCGCTTCTGATTTCCTGGGGAAGTCCCCAGCCCCGCCGGTCCCGGTAAAGCTCTGCCGGATTGAACCCGATCCCCGCCCGGTGTATCGTTTCTTCCGTCAAACCTTTTTTTAATAGGATATCGCGCTCCGCCTGGCCGCCGGGTGTCCAAAGGTTTAATTGTGAGGCCTTCAGGATCGTTTCGGCTTTTTGCATCCATGGTGCCGGCGGAGCGTCATATTTCTTTGGCCTGAAGCCTGGCTTTTCCGATATCAACCTTGACCGTTTCCGCCTGTATCCGGCTTTTGAAATGCCCAGCGCCCGGCAAGCGTCGGAAAAAGAAAGCCCCTGTGTATCCCTCATGTATTGGATTGCATCGCCGGTCTTTTCGCAGCCCCGGCACCAATAGCGCCCGCCTTTGTGTTCCGGCCAGATAAGAAACCGATCATTCCCGCCGCAAAACGGACACGGCCCAGCATATTCGCCGCCATGTGTAGCGGCTACCCTGGAGAAAATGAAACCGTCCGCACGAATAAGATCAAGAATATTTATTGCAGAGTTTTTGGTATATTCCATTTTTCCACCCATTTTTAACACCAAAACTAGAGTATTGTTGCGGTTTTGCAATCCGTATGGCTTCAACCTGCCTGGAAGGACCCGCTCATTTATTGTCTTCCGGCGCCAGGCGGAAACAATTCCGCCATGACCGGCGGCGCCGGTGGTTTCCTGGCTACTTCAACCCATCGCACGCATGCGGCCCGAAGCGTGACAAAATCCCGCCCGCCGTCCAATATGGCCTTGTATGTTCGGTTGACTTCCACTTCCGCCGCCTTGGTTTCCGGTGTGAAATGAAAAACCCCGCCCTTGATGATTTCATCGCGGGCACCAAAAAGGATTGCGTCCGCTTCTTTTTCTCCCGGCAAAGGATAGTCAGCACAACGGATGATCGGCGTTCCCGTTCCCGGACCGCTTACCTGTCCGGGTAACGCTTCACTTTCCGATCCGCCTTCGGCGGTTTTGATGTCTTTGATCCACGTTTTCAGCGCCATTTCTTAACCTCCAAAGCAAAGAAAAAATAACCCGCAGGGGGGGGATGTGTCAAAAGCCAGTAACTTCAGTAACCGAAGCCCATCTATTTGAAATAATGCATAAAACAACGACATTTTGTGATGTAAAATCAGTAACCATTCAGTAACCAAATCAGTAACCTTTGATATTTGGGTTACTGAAGTTACTGGAAGGTTACTGATAAAAACAAAAATCAGTAACCATAAAACACATGATATTTCATATAGATATAATGTTATTTTTATTAAGTTACTGAAGTTACTGTTTTGCAATATATCCCCCTGTCTATTATCTTCAAAAGCCGCCTTAATTTTCCGTCCATCTTGATCGGTGTGGCAGCCTGTCCGTCGGATGACGGCATGATGATTTTTCTATTCTTGAGCATTTTAAAGAAAGTGTTTTTGGTAAATGGAAAGTGGGTGTTTTCTGAAATGCATCGGCGTTGAACAAGGTTCCAAACTGCCAAAGGGTTCAAATATAAAAAATCCGCATCATACCAGCCAACAATCTGTTCGCCGCCGCCGATGGTTATGCCCGACGTTCCCGGCCAGGCGTCAAGCCTGGCATAATTTTGCATAAGTGAAACGGACAAAACATCAAAAAACAAAGGAACTGGGTCATCATCTTCAATGCGTTGCTGCTGCTTTGCTGCAAGGTCTCGGAATATTCCCCAGCCTTCAGAAACCAGCGCGGCGGCGGCTTCGTTGGATAGTGCGCCCTTTTCATTAAAAAAGGACGTGGCCGTTTCCAGCGCGAACCCCATAAAAGCGGCCTGTTCTGGCAACTTTTTATGAAATCCTTCGGATGCGGCCTGTTCACGAAGCGCCCGGAACCGTGCCGGAAAAGTTTCTTTGATTTCATCAATGTTGTCCTTTATCCATGATAAATATGAAGTCATGGCATAGGGAAGGACATCCGCGTTTTTTTGGATTGCTGAAAGTTTGGCCCGATCCAACGCGCCTTCGGTCACTTCGATGATACAGACACGAGCCAGTGTGCTTTCGAGTGTTGGCTGTTCTTCAGCGGTTATGATCATCATGCCGCGCGGTTCATAACGCCCGCGTTCTGACATATCGGAATTTAACCGGCCCCGCGCCGTCCGGTTCGAATAGGCCCGGATCATCCGTTGTGCTATGGATTCCTTGCTTTCGGCTGCTTTGCGGTTCGCGCTGGGGTGATAGTCATCAATCACATGCAGGCTATCTTTCAAAGTGAATGACCGCTTTTCCAAGATGCCCGTTGAATCGTCAAAATTGGAAAGGCTTTCGGCCCCACTGAAATTTCCGAAGTGGGCCAGCGCCAAAAGCGCCGCCGTTGTTTTGAACGTGCCCGATTGCCCGAAAAGATAACCTGAAAAATTCGGCATGGGATTCAAAAGTGTGGTCAATGGTGCAAGGTAAACAAGGCACCAAATAGGCATTGTTACGGCCCGGTTTCCAATGTCTAAAAAACTTAAGGATGTTTGCAGTCCCTTTTTTTTATTTTCCTGAAAATTCGCTCTCTCTGTTTCGTTTGAGGGGGACAGGGGGAGAGCGTAGCGTTCAAGTTCTCTGCTTAATCTGACTGAAACGCCCTCAGCGCATCCGATAGCGCCGCCCGCGTGAAGATAACACCATTGACCATCGATAGAACGCCAACCTAAATGACCGTAATGCGTTAAAACCGGCGCATCCGGTGAAGCCTTTTGAATAGAATGCCGGACAAATTCAGAAATCGTTTGTCCCGGCTCAAGACAGCAACGTGAACCCCACTTTGAAACCCAACTTAAGCCCCGAAACTTTTCCGCTGGAATTTCAATTTTTTGCAGGGGAATTTTATCAAACAACTTTCCTTCAACTGTGAAAAGGTGTTGGCTGTCCTGGCCGTCATCGATGATGTTTTCTTCAACGATCCGGGCGCTGAAATTGCACAGGGGCACAGTCACTTCGCCGCCGTCCTTCGTGTACTTCGTTCGGCAAAGATAACTGCCTTTCATAAAATATGGAGAATTTTCTTTATTGTCGTCAGGTTTGTTTTTTCCCCGGTTCTCAAAGTCTATTTTTTCCGCTTCCGCTCTTGCCTGGACCTGTTTTTTTATATCATCGGTGTTTTTAGTTTCCCGTTTCTGGTTTTCCACTTCCGTGTCCTTTACTTTTGTTTTTTAACCAATCCAATCTATCGCGCCGTCAGCTGATCGTTGAACGTGGCCCATTCTCGCGCGTCGCTTTTCGGTTAATATTGAAAATAACCCCCAAAGATTTCTCCCGGCCGTGCGAGTGCCGCCCGTTCGTTACCGATACGGGAATCTTCAGGGGTTCAATAAAACATTTTTTCATTGGCGCACCTTTGGAGAAAAACTTGGTCAATTAATGCTTCCTTTCCGTATCGCACGGGAAACCTGCCGCCGTTAAAGTGGCAAAAATCTCTTTTTGTATTTTTTCTGAATCGGTGTTCAGTAGCGCCGCCAATTGCTTTAATTCCAAAGAATTCCGATCAAAAATAACTCTGTGAGCTTCAACAAATTCCGCCTTGCTACGTGGCTTAAGTATGCCAGAAATCAATCCGTAAATAGCAAAAAAGGCGATTTCTCTTTTGATCTCTTCATTAAGGCCGTTTTTCTCGTTCGTCTGCATTTTGCTCCCTTAATGTTAAAATGATTTTTGCTAACAAGTGGCCAGACCGAAGCCCGGCCACTTTTCCAACCGAGGCGGCTCAAGGTTCCGCCCTTGATTGGATGGGGAAAAAAATTTCATTTATTTTTCGTTTCATCCTCGGCCGCCAGAAATCGAATATATAAAATTTGATCTGCAATTTTTTGGATGACAGCATTTTCCGCGACACTGTTGTGATCCTGATCTTGATTCGGCAATATTTCGTCGCGCAAAATTTTCGCGTAGATTTTAACTTTTCTCATCAAATCAGCAAATGACATTCGGCCGACACGTTCTTGAAAACCTTGGTGGCGCTCCAATGGCAATGACCACTTTGGCAACCGTTTGCCGTAAACTGCCATGAAAATTTTTGCGGCTTCCTGGCCGCTGAGTGTGCCTTGTTCTTGCAAGGCGGTAGCGAGTGACAAAATGGCGCGTGCTGCGCGTTTGGTTTTGAATATTTTATAAAGGTGACTTTTAAAATTTTGATAAAATTCTTCTGTGGTTGCGTCTGGGTGCGCCGATTTCCAAGCGTGCATTTTGAGTGTCAGGCTGTCAAGTGACTTTAAAGCTGCAAGATTTTGAAAGTCATGCTGGTAACTGCTTCCGGTCGGCATTGACGGCAAGAAAAAATCAGTGCCCCCACGGCCCGCTAAAATCTCAAAAACGCGCGGTACGCTAAACATTGCAAATGTTATCGCGTCTGCGCGCCCAGTTTCGCAAAATCGGCTTTCAACAATTCCATCAATTTGACTAGTTTTGTATGGTTGCGGGCGTACCGAAACGGATATCAACGACATACCATAAATCCAGGCGACGAATGCGTGCGCGGCCTCATGGACTGCGACGAAATGGCGTTGCTGAGTCAGATCAAAGTTCGAAGGTTTCACGATGGTGCCCCATTTGAATATTGGATTTGAACATCCAGACAAGTAGTTCGCGGGAGTCAACCTGATATTTCCGGGCGCTTTTTGTGATCGGGCAGTCAACAAAATCTTTTTGCCAGGCCAAGACAATGTGCTGCGGATAACCGACAAACGCGGAAATTGCCTGAATCCTATCAAGCGGGCGCGAGGGCAATTCCAGAAGGGACATTTTTTTTCGATACGTTTCGAGATCGGTAGTGGTTATATTTTTTGGGTTTACATCGGCTACGCAGCGCTCTTCGGCCCATTTTTGAAATTTTTTCATTGACAACGCCGGGAAACCGTTTTGTTTTTCAAGCGGCAAGTCGTAGGCGGTCTTCCAGGTGACAAATTCGTGAAAAGGCCGCCCAAAAAATTCTTCGAGCGCCTCGACTCGGTTTAAAAGAACGTCATCTGTCTGTTTTTTCATTTCTGTTTTTTCCATGATTTTTCTCCTTCTTGATTTGCATTTTGAGTTTTCTTTCTGTCATTCATTTTTTTAACCCCCATTTTTGCTTCATGCTTTTTCATTTCAAAGATCAATAAAGCGCGTTTTTGTTTTCACAAGGCCCCAGCGAAGCGCCGTAACATGCGTAATGGCAATCGGAAAAGGCGGGCGGAGCGATTCCTCTCGGACGTCCGGGTGCGATTTTCTCCATTTTTTCAAATCTACGGCGAAGGCCACCCATGTGCCGCGTTCTTTAAAGATTGGAAGGCCATAGGCGATTCGCCAATCCAAAAGTGTAAAATCATCACGGACGCCCATCCAGTCGCGGATTGAACCGATGCCGGTCAGTTTTTTTCTAAAATACCTTTTCATCTTATATCCCCAGCAAAAATTCCGCGTTTTATATCTTCCTGGATATTGCAATATACAAAGGCTCCATCCAGATCAAAAGTAACAGTTGATATTCCGATCATTTTAAACACCCACCAAGAATTTTTGCCCTTCGGCATTGGCTTTTATCTGAATAGCCGCAAGGATTTCAAACATGAATGCCTCCAGATGCGGCTGTAAACCGGCGCCGTTGATTTGCGAGAACGTCGCGTTCGGCCAGAATTTCACGAAAATGTTTTGAAATTTTGTCGGTTGTTTCGATCATTTATTTCTCCTTTTTTTATCTGTTTTTAGCTTCCTTAGTCGTGTTGATCGATTGTGCAGACGGGGTACTGCCGAATAAACGCCTCAATATCCACTGGATCATAAAACCGCTTTCTCCCTACAAGATAAAATTTCGGCCCCGTGCGCTTCCATGCCCAGTTTCCCATCGTCCCCTGATTGAAGCCGTAGCGCTGACAAACTTCTTTCGTTGAAAGAAATCTTTTTTCGCCAGACTGGCCAAGGGCATCTTTGATTAACGCGCGTCTAAATTGTTGCCGGTTGTTGTTTTTGGTTACTTTGGATGTTGTCGTATTTTGATCATCAATAATCTTCGTCATGAAATTACCTCGCATCGTTTAAAATTTAATTGCAAGGTACACCGCGAAGATTGACGTGTAAACGAAAGGAAGTGACTTATTTTCGTTCTTTTTCTATTTCGTTTTTAGCTATTTTTACATTTGCCTGAAATGCCCTATAGCCATTCTGGCGCGTTATATTGTTTATGGTGTTAAATTGGGAAAGAGTTCCTTCGC